TTTAGAAAAATCAATAACACATTTGTATCTGCCAACTGTTTTTTGTAGTTTGCGTTTCTTTCTAGGAACGCTTGCCAACGTGTATACCCAGTGGTTGTGTTTAAATCTTTATCGTAGAATTTCATAAATTTTATTTTGCAGTTGTTGTGAAAAATTATTTTTAATTTGATTGCTAATCAATAAATTTCTATTATTTAATCTTCTCTGATGGGTTAATTTGTACAATTCAACCCAGTCCCGTCTTTTTATATCTGACAAATATTGATGTATTTTTTCCATTTTTTCTAGCAAGTCAGTTTCATCTGTATATACGCTGTGATCTATTATATCATCGAATGTATCAAATCCTAAATCTCTCATGGCTTCTATTGTACCAACTGAACCTGTGTTAACAAAAAATTGCCCGGCTAAAATTGGTTTTAAAGATTTTTCGCTTATAAACGGTGTTTGTGTAAAGTGCCAGTGTTCGGTAATCACATTTAAATTTGAATCTAAAAATGCAGAGTTCATTAATTCAAACGGATCTAAATAAAATTGTGCTTCTTTGTGTTCAATGGGAAAATACGGTAACAATTTATTGTAAAAAATATTTTTATAAGTTTGATCTTTAGTTGCGAGCGTTTTATCTAGTAACATTAACTGTTCTTTTGCTTCAGGATCAGTTTTTATTACTGATTCGCTATAAATCATAGTAACTAAATGTTCCGGAGTTACCACTCGATGATACTTTTCCCAAACAATTAAATTTATGGCTCTGTCTAAAGTGAATCTATTGTTTAGGCAAGAATACATATATGATCTGTTGGGGTTAATGCATTGTTCTTCTGTTGGATAAATTATATCAACATATTCTGACGGATAGAGAATCGGCCAAATTGGACAATATAAAGAATTAGTGTGTTCAATTGGATGACTTGTCAAAACCAAAACGGGCTTGTTTAGTAGAGTCAAGCGATCCCACCAATGGGCGTAAGTTACCAATTCACTGGGATGAGATGCCAACGGTACTATAATGATATCATCATTTAAACTATTCAGAATGTCTATGCTGTTGTCAATTAGCATTGCTCCGTCGTGGTGCATGTCGACAAAAATTTTAACGTCAGGCGAAATACCTTTAAGGATATCAACTACTGCTGCGTATTCCAAAGACAAGTTTTCTTTTATGCGAGAATTTACTATTGCCATAACTTATTAATTATAGTGTCATATGGTAGGTCAACAATAGTATTCCTGTTATGTTCTATTAGTTCAAAATTTTCCTCAAAACAGTCAATTGCATCATGCAATTTCAATTTGCATAATTTATCAATACTATCAAAATATGCCAAAACTCTAGCATTAGTTGGATCTACATCCAGTTTTTCTTCATACATAGAATCATATGTGTAATCTATAAAATTTGGCATTTTGAAGCCGTAATAATTTTGCAAATTTTTGACAAAATTGGTGTTGCTATAAGGCAAAACAAAAACTCCTTTGAGCAAAGGTTCAAATGTTTTTTCAGTAGCGTGAAAAATATTTCTATCCAAAGATGTGCTTTCAACATAAACTGCTGCTATTGTATTGTTGTAATACTGCTCCGGAACAGGGCAATAACCTTTTGTGTAATTTGTATCTAGCAATCTATCCAATTGATAGCAACCAATGTATCCACTTTCGTCATAATGTTCTATTAGATACTCGACCACTTTGCGACGAAAATTTTGTAAATTTCTAGTCAATGATAAAAATATTTTTTTAATTTCTTTATCTTTGTTTAACTCATTTAAAGTATAAAATCCCGGTTCATATAACCAAAACCCGCAATTGTGAGAGATCATTAATTTTGCTAATTTATTTTGTTCAAAATAGTATAGTTTGGTTCTGTTCATTAAAAAATCATTGACTATTACGTTGACTTGTTGCGGTAAGTCAAAATGTAGTAATCTATTATTTGTTATACACGTAATATTTGGATGATTTATTTTAGATACTATTTCTTTCCAAATTGAATTGTAATTGTTATCGTAGTTTAATAAATCTGATATGATAATTTTGTCAGCAGCTGAAATTTGATTTTTAACTTTTTCAATATTATCTTGATCCCAAAAATAAGGAATTTGTAAAAATAAAATTTTTGATTTCTCGTCATGGCACAGCTCTACATTTTCAACAGCTAGGATTTGACTTTTTATCCAATACCAGGTATTAAAAATATGTTGCTCATCTAACCCAATTGCATTAACAAAAAATTTATCTATCATCGAATACTTATCCAACAAAAAACCGCCTTGCGGCGGTTTAATGTTTCCCATCCCGAGTGGAAATTACTGGAACGATAGGTTAGAAACAGCAATCTCACCTAGGTAGTCAGCTGCATTACCGAACGATGATGCTGTGTTTGTCAACTCAACATAACCGTAACGTGTCATAAAGCCAACGACTGGTTCGAATGTGCTTGGATCTAGAACAACGCCTGAGCTCATTAGAGGGATATATGGGCAGTAGAACGCGGCTGCATCAGCCTCGCTTGAACCCTTATAACCAACTAGAACTGCTTGGCTATCGTTTGCATAGCTGTCAACATAGATACGCATTGCGCCGTTTAGTGTACCAACAAACTTGGTGTTGGTAGGAGCTTCAAAGGTACCTTCAGTTGTACGAGCAAATGCTGAAGTGGTTGCGCTCTGTAGTACAGTTAGAGCTGCTGGACTTACAACTGCCCAGTTACCAGCACCACGACGTGTACGTGAAGCGATTAGGTTTGCTGTACGGTTGATTAGAACAGCTAGTGCAGCGTGTTCGTCACCAACGAAAGTAGCAGTACCACTAACAGTAGCTTGGTCGAATGTGAATTCGGTCGCTGCTAGGCTGCGTAGTGAACCTAAAATTTCTTGGTCGATCTCAACAGTGATCTCTTGTGCAAGAGCTGCCATGATTTCTGCTTCGATATCCAAACCGTGCATGGCTTGTGCATCTTGAGCAGCTTCGAAAGTCCAGCGAGCTGACAACTTACGAGTCTTGGCTTCTACAACTTGCTTTAAGATTTGTACGTTGATACGGTTACCAGTAACACCTTCTAGTGTGCTAGTAGATGCTGCCTTACCAGTGGTAGCTGTGCCACCATTGGTTAAACCAGAGTATGCAACTGCAATCTTAAATGGGCTTAATGCCTCATCACCTGCTGTGGTACCAGTAGCGTATGGGCTAGCAGTATCAGTGGTGTTGTCTGCATAACGAACACGTAATGTGTGGATCTGTGCAACAGGTCCAGTCATTGGCTGAACACCAACGATTTCGTTAGCAATAACTGTAGGCATCACACGTCGAATAACTGGTAGAATTACACGATTTAGTGTTGCTACGTTTGAAGCAGCAGTTGCGCCTGCAGTAGCAGATTCAACTAGGTGCTTGCGGGTGTTCTCTAGGATTACACCCATTGTAGTTCTCTTGGAACCATTTAGGCCTTCTAACAGGGCTTCTTTCGTTTCGCCCCAACGGCTTTCTAGTAATACTTGTGACATAATTTTCCTTTTCTCCTATTTAGGGTTTACTTTATAGCCCTGCTAAACGCTTGATTTCAAAAACATTATTAATATTTTCTTCATTTACGTTTGTATTAGCAGATTTATCACCAGTTACTTCTACACGGCTTTCTGACAACATGGTCTTAGACTGTGTTGGCTTCTGTGCAGTGTTATTTAAAACAGCTGGTAGATACTTGTCGTATGCACTCTGCAACTTAGCAGTTTGCACACTTTCAAGAAGTTCGCTCATTACTGTAGCTTTCTCCTTGTTTAAAGGTTTCAATAGATTTGCCATAATTTCTCGGCGCTCTGTTGATTCCTTAATAACTTTAATTTCTTTCTCTTTTGATTCAACAATCATTGCAGCCGATTCAACTTGCTCTTGTGCTTCACGTAGAGCTTGTTCTTTGGCAGCAACAACAGCTTGTAGCTTGCGAATTTCTTTGTTCTCATTTAGGTGAGTCACAGCAAATTCACTTGCAAAAGCTTCAAAGATCTGACGGCCAAACAAGTTCTCGCGAGCAAGTTGGATGTCTTCTTTGAGTTGAGTCATTTCTGACTCTAGTTTTCTGGTAATTGACTCTTTAACTAGTTCTGCAGAGCGAGCAACGAAATTCTGTTGTAGTTCAGCAAGCTTGTCTTTAGCACCAGCGATTAGACGAACTTTTGTCTCAACCACTGCTTGCTTGTCTTGCTCGAACTCTTGAATTTCTTCTGCTAAAGACTTGATCACAAATGATTCTAGCTTACTTACACTATTTTCATATTGCTTACGGTCTTCGCGTAGTTCACGGATTTCTTCGGCCAGTTTTCCAACCAAGAAATTATTGAACTTTTCGCTGCTTTCCATCATGTGAACTTTAAATTTCGCACGATCTTCTGCTAGAGCTTGTTTCTCTACTGCAAACTCTTCAAGTTCAGTTTGTAGAGATTCAGTTACCATTTTGTCTAGAGCTTCAACCATAACTTGCTTGTCATGCTGATAGCGTTGAGCGAATTCTTCACGAAGTTCAGCACGCACAGTTTCACGAGCTTCAACCAGCTTGGTTTCCCAGGCTTCGTTGATAGCTTGTTGCGTATCTTCGTTTATGATGCCGCTGTCTACCAATGGTTTGATAGCATCTAATAACATCAGGTTTCTCCTATTTTAACTTAAGGTCTTTGATAAGGCGTGTAATGCCTTCTTTCAGGTACTTCTGTACTCTTTGATCTTGTGTGGCATCACGAGCCACATCTAACACTCGGTGTCCATGACGCATATTCATCAAGCTCTCATAGATTGCTTTAGGATATGCATGCGGAGCCGAAGGCTGTGCTACAATGTCAACGGTAATGATATCAAAACCACTGACGTGTCCATTATTACCAACTTCACCACTTCCACGGCTGCTAACACCCAACTTAACACCCGAGGTAATCATTGCTTTTACAAGCTCGCCCATTGGTGTTGGTAGAATCTTTAGTTTACCGTGACCGCAAGGACCGTCCATCCACATACCTGTAATCATATGTGACACACGATCCAAATTAATCTTTAAATCATCAGGGTGATCAACTTCGCCTAGGACACTGTGTCCGCTCTTAAGTTGTTCATTAATTTGATTTACGGCTTTTGAAATTTCGGAAACAGGATAAACACGTTGGTTGGCATTCTTGACCCCACCTTCAATGAATATCCCTTCCATGTACAAACTCTTACCTTGACCGTCGCCAGAATCTTCAGATAAAACTTTGATCTGTGCGCGGTCAAAAGTAAGATTTTCTCTTAGGTACAAAGCCATATTATTGCCCTAATTAATTACCACCCGGTTCAATACTCTTCTTTTGCACAGGTACTGATCCATCGGTAGTTTGCCCTTCGCCCTTTTTAGCACTAGCTTTGTTGCTGTACCAATTTTGAGCACCCTTGTTACCGCCCGGCTTATTAACATTGCGTGTTGCAACATCAATTTCCTTGACATTCTTCACTAACTTGCCGTCAGCTTTGCCTTTTGGACTGGTGCCGTCAGGATTAGCATCTGCACCTTGTCCGCCGTGAGCGATATTTTGTGCTGTGCCGCCCATGTCGTTTTTCATATTGTCAGTAATGCTGGTTTTGTTAACACTGACACTACCACCTTTGCCAACTTCGTGTCCTTCGCTGCGCTGACCTGTGTCGCTAACTTTTTCAACATATTCGCGCATTAGGTCAATTGCTGTTTTTTGTAGTGGACGATGACGATTGGATTCATACACAGATTCAGAAACTTCTTCTTCATCTAGTTCGTCTTCCATCATTTCATATCCGCCTTCTTCTTCTTCCTCTTCCTCTTCTTCGTCGCCCATGTCACCCATGTCACCCATGTCGCCTTCTTCGTCGTCCTCTTCGTCACCCATTAGCTGTTCAAATTCAGCCTTTAGTGCTTCTAATTCGGCTTCAAGATCCATAACTTTAGCTTCTAGATCTCCCTCTCCTTCGTCGCCCATACCCATGGGTTCATCGCCCATAAAACCCATTTCGTCATCTTCGCCTTCGCCGATGCCATCGGTTTCGTCCATGGCGATTTCGTCTACCATAGATTCAACTTGGCTTCCACCAATATCTTCTTCGGCATACTCTTCGTCCATTAAGCTTTCGTAAATGTCACGTGATTTTTCAACCACGATTTCGTGAAACAACGCACGAGCTCGATCTTCCTCGTCGTTGATAATGTGTTCAATTAGCTGTTCATATTTGTTCATTAGGAACTCCTTATAATAATATGGCTGTATTTTATTTACTAAAATACGCAGATTACGGGGTTAAATGGTGTTTTTTTGAAGGATTTAGACGGACTACAT